CGCCGCCTTAAACTCGGCGTCAACCAATTTCCCAGCAAGCTCTTGCATAATCGACTGGCGCGTCTCAGCAACCAAACGCTCCTGCTCACTCAACTGGGACTTTTTGATTTCATCCAGCTCTTTAGCGGCGGCGGCATTGTCCTTCGCCCGGCGCTCTTGCTTACGCGCCTGCTCTTTCCACTTAGCCAGCTCTTTTTCCAGGTCAGGCGCTTCAGACGTGTCGCCGTCAGCGTCAACCTCGACCTGCTCAGTGGTCTCTTCAGTTTCAGTAGGTGTTTCAGTTGTCTCTTCAGACATTGGATTATCCCTTCTCGTTTCGATTTGGGTGTGCCCGTTTCGGGCGATTACCGTTTATCAATCAATAAAACGGTTAGGAAAAAGCTCTTTTGCCTCTTCCCAAGTTTTGCGAGCCAAAGCAATCAACTGCTCTGGCGGGTCGTCCGACTCGGCAATCCGAGTCAGCACGTTATGTAAGTCGTCAGTCATGCCGTGGTCGACTGTCACGTCTCCATCTATGGCACGCTTCAAAAGTGCTTCAAAATCTCGATTGCTAACGCGACCTAAAAACATTTACTCTGCCTCCACCGGAATTGCTTGAGCCTGGCGTTCGACCTCTTGCCTGACTCTTTTGACAATTTCTTGTTGCACAATTTCTTGAGCCGCAAACGACACAATGTTGGTGAGCAGTCCGGCTTTCTTTTTGACTAAGCCAGACGCACGGACCACACGGGCAACCGCGTCAATTCCGTCAGGCAAAAGCTCTCGGCTGGCTCGGTCAATGGCGGCATCCCCAAACTCACCAACAGCGTCCGAGGCGAGCTCTCGAATCTCCTCATCCGTGACTTGCTTCACGATTTCAAAAGCATTGTCTGTGACCGCCTGTTGATAGTCACGCAAGACGGCTTGGACTATTCGCTCACCAACCTCAGTCGGCGCGTTGAAATAAACTTGTGCAAAAGCTTCAGAAATAAGCTCATGTCGGTTAGAGATTGCATATCTGCTTATGTCTCTCTCTAAAAGACTGCGGACAACAGCTTCTCGACGTACACGGTCAAAGATGCCGTCCCCGTCCTGCAAAGCGCCAGACTCTAAATAAAACTTTTTAGCAATCTCGAAAGGTTTAACTTTTTCCCCGGCGGCAAAATCAAGCAAATGTGCATACTCGTGAGCGGTGATGTAATCCATGCCGTCAATGCCAGCATCCAAAGCCCACTGCCCGCCAAGCTGTCCGATTGAAAAAGCGTCAGCTAGTTCTTCTTTTGCTTGCTTGGCGTCGGTCCAAAACTCTTGATAGAAACGGATTCGCCTAGTCTGTTTACCAGCATCAGCGAAAACCGTACCCTGGATACTTTTACCCGCCCCCATTTGGGTCGGTCCCAAAACGCCTGATAAGGGAACTGGATATTGGTGGTTCAAGTCAACAAGCCGTTCGGCTAGTCTTTTGGTCGTCTCAAGCGGGTAAATACCGTCCGACCCGTCTCCGACGCCAAACCCTCTGAACTCGACGCCCAAAGCCTCACGCATGATGCTTTCAACTTTTTTATAGGTCTCAGCTCTTTCAAGTTGCTGATAAATCTGCCTACGAGTTGACCGCAATCCCGCGGCTGGAATTTCACCCGCCGCCCCAGCAAGAATCGCGTCGCGCTCAGCTTTACGAGCGAGAACCTGCTCAAGAGTCCTAAAGCTTTCTTTGCGCTGAGTTAGAACCGGTCCGAGTTCGCCGTGGTCACGGACTGAAACTAAAGTGAAATCGGCAAGCCTCACGCCATCCTCATACTCAACGGCTTTACCAATTCCGAGGTCTCTCGCCTGAACATCGCTGACCCCGAAACGATTTTCAATAGCCTCGTGGATGCGGTCAAGATTGTATTGGTCAACAACCTGCCCCACGTTATAGTCACCATAAATCGGCAACTCGCCACAATCACAGCCCGGATGAATCGGGCTCAAGTTGTTTTTGTTATAGCGCTGAGTCGAGGCAACATAGCAAAGCGCACAGTTTTCAGCGCCAGATAACGTGCGAATGTATCCGACAATGTTTGCGTTAGACGCTCTTGCAAAAAGCGACGCTTGCCGCCTGGAAAGCTGGACATCTGTTTGAGCCAAAATTCTTGCCCGAGCGCCGCCGACTTTAATCGCCTCAGTAAGCGACTTACCCTTGTTCAGTTGTTTGTATACCTCTTTAAAAGGTCGACCTTGATAAGGGTCGAATCTTCCAGTCTCACCAACCGCCCGAGCTGTCGTCGTAAAAATAGCGTCAAAGTCAATCAACGGCGCTTGCCACCTTTGACCAGACCTGCGAGCTACCTCTTGGTGATAAGCAATCGTCAACCTAGCCATCTCAAGCCGAGAGGGTGAAACAATCTGCTCGTACAGGTCAAAATACTCTTGACGCTGAGCCGCGCCTCGATAATCGGGCAAAGCAAAAAACGCACGCTCAGCCGCCGCACCTACCGTTTTAATAATTTCGGTGCTGGCTTGGTTATACAAGTCAGTAGTCGCAAAGACACCGGGAAAATCGGTCTCCTCCGAAAATTCCTCAGCCATTGACTACCCCGTTAATGCTTGCCTGAAAACCTGCTCCCCGCGGCGCTCAACTTCCATCTCGTCAATGACCCCAGGCGGGAACTGCCCAATCAAAGTCATACGCTGTCTAAACGGAATATCCTGGAACTTAGAATTCGCATCGGCACGCTCAGCAAGCGAGTACCGTTCAGCCCGTTGCCACATCGGTTCAAGGTCCAGCAGAGACGCACGCTCATCGTCGCCCAACCATCTGAACATGAGAGACATCGTTTTTGACCAGCCCGGCGTGACCCGGTTAATCCGGTCCTCAGCCTTAAACACAAGACCCTCACGCGCCAAAGCCGCACCCTCAGCCGAACCGTTCGCCGCATCCGGGTGAAAATAGTGCATCGGCGTGCGAGTCACAGCCGCAAAATCCTGAATGTCAGCGCGGACAGCCTGCAAAATGCCACTCATGTCCGACTGACCCAACTCGGTCACATCGGCACCCTCGGGAATCATCCACAAAGCGCCAGCCGACGACTCGAGAATCCCGTTATAGTCAATCTCGTTACCGTCCTGGTCATGCGTGGGAAACTCACCCCGTAGCACACGTTGACGGAAAGCCTGAGTCGTAGCAATGACCAAACGCTGAAGCGTCATGTGGTTAACCCGGTCAATAATGTCCGTGTAGGGCTCGTATTCGCCTACGCCACCGGCATTGGTGAACTTGACAATCGGAATCTGACCAAGCGGGTTATTCACAGTCCGCGTCTCTGACAGCATCCACGAACCCGAATCGTAAATGTTTAAGTCAGGGTCTTTCTCAAAAACCTCAACCCGGTCCGCGTAATAGTAGTAGACGTAGCTCTTGCCATACTCTTGGAAAACCTTGACGGCGCTAGTCACCGTGGTCTGGTCAATCGGGTCCACAGTGCAATACATCTGCCGCGGGTCCTCGACAGTCATAATCGGATACTCAAACCCCTCAGGGAATCCGACCATCACATACGACTTACCAAACTTCAGCATTGACTCATGCAAGTCAGCCGACTTTACGTCGCCGTTGTTTGCTTTCCACAGACGACGAGCTTCAGCGTCCCCGTTCTCGTCATCCTCAGCGCCGGTACGAAAACCATTAATCATCATGCGCTCACGCACAGCGGAAATCGCTAACTGAGCCAGATTAAGTCGAGCCTTCTTTTGGAATCGCCGGTAAGCCCGAGACTGCCCCTCTGCACCCTCAGGTAACGGTGCATCACCATCGTGATAGCGCTCTAGCAGGTTCAGACGCGGCTGTTCTTTAGCCAGCATCTTGAGCAAGCCAATCTGCTCATCATTCAACTGCGTTGCCATTAAGTCCCCTATCGAATACGACGTGGCACAAACGTGCTCTTAGTCGCCTGACCTTTTGAGAGCGCTTGCAAGCGAGCCTGATACGCCAAGACTGCCGCTATCGCGCCGTCGATTTTCTCCCTCGCCTCAGGATGCGCCTTCGAGATAGTTAAACCACCTCGACCAATACGCCGCCGGGCGTTCAAAATATGCCTAGTCAAAGCCAAGCCAGAATCATGCGTCAACTCTTTATCGAGCACCGCGTTATGAAACTGCTCCAACGCTCTAACCACTAAGTAAGACCGATTACCGGTCATCCAAAACTCAATCGGATGCGTCCTCGAGGACTGCACCTTTAAATTCTTGCCAAAATCAGACTCCCACTGTGCAACGTAGGACTCCCACTTAGCCGGGTCCGCAAACATACCGACCACTTTGTAATTCTCAAAAGCCTGCCGCACCTCATAGTCCACCTCGGCAACAGGCACCTCCCAGTCCTCACCGGACGGACCGTCAGGTTGCTCCCACACTTTGATTTCAAAAACATGACCATCCGACACGCGACATCCCACAAGAGCCGTGGCGTCTGTCACGCCTCGAGTACGTTTACGCGAACCGTCAAAGCCGAGCGTGATTTCATCGCCCTTACCGACAGTCGTATCGGTAGCGCACGCCAGCCATTCATCGGCGGCAAGCCAAGCATCCTTAGCCGATGTCGGCTGATTGAAATAAAACCGCCGAGAATCCTGCGGGTCATTCCGCGGGTCGTAAATCTCCGACATAATCCGGTTAATATCCATGACCTCAGAAAAGGGTCCATACGCCTCTGTAAGCCCCTGTCGGACTTCAGCCTCATCTGTTAAGTCGATGTCCGCGTCAGCCTGTCTGTGGTCGAACAGTAGCCTCTGACGGCGTGTTTTGCCCTCATTGATAGCACGCGCTAAATCATGCGTCTCTTCAGCGACAGATTTCTCACCCGGCAGATACATCGTCGACGTTTCGAGCGACCACGGCTCAGCTTGTTTACGTTTCGCCAGATTACGACGAACGGTCTGATACATCCGCTTCAGCTCAGGGCGATTGTATAAATGTGTCTCGTCGTAGACGACAAAAGACTCTTTACCGCCATCCTTCGAGCTGTTGCTCGCCGTCGACGGGATAATCTCACCGCCACCCGGCAGAAAAATACGAGTCAGACCAGCCGCATCACGCGGCAACCCCTCAGCGAGCGGACCATCGGTCAAATTAAAGTAAATGTTGTCGTAAGTGTTGCCAGCCTGACCCTCTTCAGTCGCTAGACACCTGATGACCGGTGCAAGCACCTCCACACCAACCGGCTCACCCGGCTGATACGAATAAGACTCCGAACCGCGAGTGTAAACATCTGTCCCATCCGAAAAATGCGAAAACCGTGCCGGACCCATCGCCTCGAACAAAGCAATAAAGCCAGCCAGCTCAGACTTGGCTCGACCCTTAGCTCGAGACAAAAACGCCGAATCGTATAAGCGGCGTCCATCGTCGCCTAACGCATAGACGTCGACAACAAAAGCGGCGAACTCATCGTCGAGCTCAACCGCCATCCCCTGGACATCGCCAGGACCATGCACACAAAACTTTTCAATCCACCAAGTAGCAAGCCATCCCAAACTGAGCTCACGGTTATGGTCAGACGAACGGACCAGCTCACGCATTGAGCAGACGCTTACGACGCTCGTCGATATTTTCGACAATCGCCATACGCACCGGTTCAGACTCAGGCTCGACATAACGCAACCTCAAGTCACGTCTCGAGTCCACCGTCGTACCCAGAGACTTTTCACGCATCCTCAATTCAGCCGACGCGGAAATCATGCCCGTCGCCGCCATCGCGTGAACATTCGCCGTATCCAAAGCAAACGACCAGTCCGACTCCTGCCAAAGCACACAATGAGGCATCTTGCAGACAGCCGCCCACCATTCGAGAGTTGCCTCAGGATAGGGGAGCTCCAAAATCGTGCCGTCTTTTTGCGACACCTGCCGAGTGTCCGGCAAATCAGGATGCGGACCCGAATAGGGCACATTGATTACTTCAGTCCAGTCAACGGCGGGCTTGTGCCGTGTCACCGTTGGACCTTCAGATGGTTTACGTCCAGGCATAACCATGTCCATCACCTCGTTTCGATAGTGTCCGGGCAACGTTTCGCCACGCCGGAAAGACTAAAAACCTTCAACCATTACTTTAAGGTATTCCACTTCGCTAAATGGCTGTTTTTGGGGCAAAAAGAGCAAAAAATAGGGAAAAATACCCTCAAATGTGTCAAACCCTGGACACTTGTGCTAAAATGGATGTATCAGCTCGGAGATGACGAGAAGAAAGATTCCCGAGACTGACAGCAAAATTCAAAACTCAACAGCGACAAAGATTCGATAGGTCAAATGAGTTGACCTGTCCGCGCCGGTTGGAGCCGCCTATATGGTCATTGGCTCGCCTACATGGTCATAAAGACTGGCGCATTAGTTACATGAGACGTCATAAGCATATTGGCTAGGTGTTGGAAACGAGTTCAGCCCCGATGCCACAGCGTCTCGCCGCGACAAGCGTCCCACGCAAAAACTGGGCACGGCGAGTAGAGATTGTAACCGCACTCAAACGCAACGTAATAAGCCTCGTAGCGTCCACCGCGATTAGTAGCCCAACGCAAAAACTGGGTCCGGTGAGTAGGGACTTTGATTGTGCAGGTCAGCTCTTTTGACTTATCGAATCAGATTCAGCAGGTCACATGAATGACCTGGGAATCGCATCACCCGCCAAACCGCAAGTGACAGGCAAGTAGGTGTGGTCACGCTCTTGTAAATCCGTATGGTAATTGCCCAGGCGATTGCCCAGCTACGCAAACCGAGAGCGCGGCACATGACTTGCCCCGGTGCTGTAAGCCGGTAAAGGGTAGAAAGTACGGCGATGCGATTAGCGAGAGTGCAAAAGAAGCAATCACCTCTCTCACCTGCCCAAGTAGGCTGGCTCTGCCAATACCCCATAGGGACGGACGCCTGGGCGTCTATTGACCGAGCATCCAGTGAACGGAAGATGGTGTGACGTAGCAGTGCGGAGACTCTTAAACCTGACCGACGGGTCTTGTCCAGGTCATTCTTGCGACTTGCTGAATCATTCGATGGGTCAGATGAGTGACCTGGGAACAGTGTGCATCCAGTGTTGCCTTCACAAACCGTGATGCTCAACCATGTTTCTCACTCGCGCTGTGACCGGCACAGCAAAACGCTCAGGTCATTCTTTTGGCTCATCGAACTTTGGCTAGGTAGCCAGGCGCGTCATCCTGATTGGAGGACATCATGGCTACTACTGCTTACGACCTTAC